CATAGTCGCAACATAATACTGTAACACAGTTGTCCAATCATCAATGACTTTCGCTGGTGCATCTTGTTGTATTTTTTCTCCCAATGTCTTATTCGATTTAATAATATTAACAATAATATTGATATTGCTGAGTATCATTTCACCCGAAGTTGTGCCGATATTGCCATCTATACGCTTTTCAGTGGTTGATTGGGCGTTGGTGTCGGTAGCCGTTCTTAATCTAAAGAACCCCGCTGTGCCATCAGCAAGCCCTTTATATCTCCAGCTAACACCGTCAGGAATCCCCATCACTGTCTCTACTGGGGTATCAAAGGTTAATCCAGTACCTAACGCATCAATTGACACGGTTGCTAATAATGTTCCTGTTGCTGGGGCATTGGATGAACTGGGTTGTGCGCCAGTGTAAATATCAATAAATGCTAAAGTCTGGTCTGCTTTGATTTTTTCTAAAAGGCTGTTTAGTTGCCCGGATGAATATCTTACGGTCATTATTGTTCTCCTGCATTGGGAAATCTATTGTCATCACGACAATGGTTTGTTATTTATAGGGCGTTATCGGCTAGTCCGTTACCATCAGTAAGCACAACAACCTTTTTAAATCCGTTGTGTTCTATTTGCTCGACAAAGCATACCTCCCCAGGGGGCAAGCTAACTTTATCTTCTGTTAAATTTTTGAAAGGAAATAGACTGCATAGCCCTTGTTTACTATGGATAAAAATATTTCCGTTATCATCTTTTGTGTAGGGTTTTCCATCCGGGACCCCATAATCTGCAACTTGTACTAATGTGCTTTCGTTGGTATAAATATAAATCTCATCATCAGTCCCAATAATTAGCCCGTTACTGGTTCCCAATAGCATATTGACATTACCAGGCACTATTAAATGGTCATTACTCAGGTCAAACAGGTTCCACCAAAAAGGCTGCGAAAAGAAAATAACGCTTTGCCCATTATCAAACTGTGAAGCAAAGACTTTGCTTTCATAAAAAGCTAGTTGCTGGATTCTGTCTGGTACTGGATATGATTTAAGCTGTGCCTCATCAATAGGGTAGGTTAATGAAGATGTTTTTGTAACAGTAATACCACCTGCTGAATATTCACCCTGTAAATACAATATCTCCCCATTCACATCAGAAACATAAGCCCTTACCGTGTAGCCGTTATAGTCTGGCGTAAAGGTAAAGCCCGATCCTTCTGTAACATTAAATATTGCAACATCACTAGCTCCTCCCTCTCGACCACTGGCATCAACATAGGTAATAACAATCTGATACTGTCCTTCAAGCAAGTGACCACCAACAGAACTAATAACAGGAGGGTGTGGGTTGGGTATGCGCCACAATGAAACCGTATTATCTTTTGAGATAATATGCCCGGTAGACATTAAAATAAAATCAGCCACCTCAAGCCAGTGTATGTAATCAGAAGTAAACCCGGTCAATAATAATTCTGTGGTTAAGTTTTTATTAACAAGCAATAAATCACCATCATCAACAATAAAAGCCCTGCGTTCATCCTGAGTGGAGAACGCGGCACTTATATTGTTTTTTAATGCCGATAAAGCATAGCCGTTACGCATAACAACCCCGCCCATGTTATCAATATCAACATTTTCGGCAACAAGCAAAGAGCCTGCGGGTAATCGTCTGGATTGCTCTTTATTGCGTATTCCTAAGAATTTATCAATATTCTGAGTGGGGTCGTTATTTCTCATATTTCACAAAAACCTTAAAGAGCCTTGATAGGAATAATTAGACTTCTATCGAATTCCTCAACATCCCCATTAATTCGCGTCACAGTTGTATGATTAATAATCGTAGCTGTTGTTGCGCCATCGGGTACGCTAGTCAATCGAAACTTAGTCATTACGCCACTAACAATGCTCTCGTTATCAATTGTTTCGCCGTTTGTTCCTGCGAATGTTGAAGCAGTGATAGTATCACCAACCAATAACTCCAGGTCATAAGGTGAGCACTTCCACGAAACATCATTATCAGTCGTGATACCTTTTTTTGTTGTCGAGAAGGTAGGAACCACTGCCCCCGTTGTTCCTCCAGAAACCGCCTCATATTTGCACCCATTGGGCGAAGGTGGAATGACAACATCCACACCTTGTATAGTTTCCTTATCGGCTTCCCAGGTATCAGGTCGATACTTTAGGTAATAAAATCGCTTTTCCTGTGGATCATAAGCAAATTCATCACCTAGTTTTGTTTCGCCGCTCAAGTTTGAATAATTTGGCATAATTACACCGGGTCAGCAATCTCAGTATCAAAAGCAGGAGAAGTGACAGTACCACCACTCGTTAAAGCCTGGCTTGTTGCTGTTGTTACTTCATACTCACTAACACCATCATCAATAACAACATGATCTGCCGTACCTGTCGCTGTAATACTCATGCTTGCTTGTGAAGCTACCGTTATTTTTCGCCCTGACGTGTCGCCATTAGCCTTAGTAAAGCTACCACCTGTCAATGTAGCCGTAGCTAAAGCTCGCACAGCAATGTCAGCAAAGCTTGTTGGTTGTCCTGCACATACTGTTAATTTTGTGCATGCAGCTATTTTATCTAGCCCACCGTCAATAATCCCATCTGTTGCTACCTTAGCCATTATACTTCACCTGCTTTATTTTCTTTTTTACTACCATCCACTTTCAAGATAACGTCATCACGATTAGGCTTGGCTGTTACCACCTTACCGCTAATATCTTTTACCCATCCGGCTCTACAAAAATATTCACCACGCTCATCTGTTACTGTTCGCACATCACCAGTCTCAAAACGATCACCTTCATCTCTAAAGCCGCCAGGAACAATTACTTCAATCTTCATTTTCTACCTCATTAATAAATTAAAATCTGAACCCACTACAAATACTTTTTTATCACTACCGCGCATTAACACGTTTCGATTAGACCCCAGCATAAACACAACGCCCGCATTGGTTGAAAGAGGTATTGCCCCATCAAATAAATGTAAGTTATCAAGTAAATATCCATGCAGAACATCGCTCACAATAAGCGTTGATCCCTGCGTTAAGGCTATGTTATCAACTGAATTATTATGTAAGTTACCCGTAATGGATAATACGTTAGCCTGGATCAATGCCAGGTTACCGACAGCGACAGAATGATTAATATTATTAACATCAATCACCACGCTAAAATCAAGCGTTATGCTATCAACAGTATTGCTGTGCAATATTGCGCTGATACCCAGCATACTAGCCTGAGTTAAACTCAAATTATCGCTAATAAGTGATTTCACAGAATCGCTTATTGTAATGATATTTGCCTGAACCAAATCAATGCTATCTATTGTATTTTCGTGTGACACACCACTGACGATAAGCGTATTGCCTGAGTTTAGCGTAATGTTATCCACGCTATTAGACTGACTACTACTGTTTACCGCCAATAGATTACTTTGATTGAGTGCCGCATTGTCCAGCGTGTTGGTGTGTAAGGCACCATCAACAGCCAGTATATTATTCTGAGTGAGTGCCACATTATCCAGAGCATTACTATGGTGCATATCATTTACAAGTAATGAATTCGCCGTACTCAGCGTTACATTGTCAGAACTGATAGATTTTTGGCTATCATTAATCTGCAATAGATTAGCTTGTGTCAATGCCATACCTTCAATGGAATTCCCATGCACGGCATCATCAATAGCAATTATGTTTTGTTGGGCTAGTGCAATTGGGTCAATCGTATTGCTGTGGACCGCATCATTTACCAGCAATGTACTATCACCACTTAAGGTGATGTTATCCACGCTATTAGACTGACTACTACTGTTTACCGCCAATAGATTACTTTGATTGAGTGCAACACCATCAATCGTATTGCCACATAAAGCATCATCAACAGCAAGTGTATTATGCTGCACCAGCGTCACACCATCTAATATATTGCTGTGAGTTATATCGTTGATTGTAAGCGTAACGCCACCTGATAAGTATTGGTCAAACCCAATATCAAAAGGAACCGTTCTGGCATCCCCATCTACATCATCGGTTACGCCTAGCGAAGTTAAGTCTACTCCTGCACCAATTAATGATGATCCAGAATCCAGGTGAAAGTCATTTGCTGCATAATCTAAAAATTCTGTTGATGGTATGTTTTGTAGACCAACACTACCCGTTGTATCGCCTGAAGCGCTGGTAACTAGAGTACCTACTGGCTGGTAATAGTCGGCCTGTGTATTTCCATATGCAACACAGTTCTGCGCTCCCGCTCTACGCATGCCGTAGTAATTGTTTGCTAAGGTGCAGTTCATGACGCTAACGTCAGAAGTGGAGTGCAGCCCGTAAATACCGTAGTTCCCCCCTAGCACTAAGCAGTTTTTGACAATAACGTTGCTTATAGCTCTATTAGGACAGACAACGCCATGCGACCCGACTTGGGGAAGTATGCAGCAGTTTGTTATTTCGGCATACTCATCAGTAGCCAGATAGCGCACACGAATAACTCCATTAACCCCAGTTGCCACAGCGCTGTCATCAACTCTAAGTCCTTCTATAATAATATTTACACTACAGTCAATAGCGCCTAAAGAGCCATCACCAGCAAGTAAAAAACCTGAGTTTAAAGTGCCATTATGACCCTCTCCATTAGCTACCCTAACTATCAACTTGTTAATTTGAGAAGTTGTCCAGGTAAACGCCGTTAAATGGTCTACTAACCCAGCGGGCCAGTCGTCATAACACTCAGCCACGGCAATCTCATCAACCGCAACCAAGTCACGCTGCTGTGCCGCTTCCCATGCGGATAATGACGTATAGTCACCACCACTGGAGCGTATGCTATGAATGACTTCGGTAGCCATTTAACTCACAACCCCTAAAAGATCAGGAGACTCTAGCTGCATTTGATTGTATAGGCTGTTTTTCAATGGCGTGTAAATATCTGTGCCTGCTGTAGCGCTTGCGTCAGTAATAGTCTGGGAAAAATCAGGCTCTACTATACTGATGGATTTCTCAGCCAACACATTGCCCATCGCATTAAGTTCTGAATAAGCCACATAAATCTCTTTTTTATCAATATCAACGGAAAACGAGTTTATTTTCACGCTTTCAATAACATCTGTAATATTAACTTTTTTATTCAGTTTTAAAGGCATTAGACCCTCGCTTTATCGGTAATTATCTGAGTATCAATATTGATACTAAATCGTTTGCGTATTTTAGTTTTTCTAGCATCACGCTGAATATGCCGCATTAATCGTGGAACTTTTAGCGCCGCTGTTTTTGGCAATGATTCAACATGCTCATAAAGCATATACTTCATACTATCGACTGATACACCAGGGTGTTTTATAATCGCAAACACATTAGTATCAAGCTCTCCAGTTCCCCACGTATGACCATCAGGCATAATTACCACCACATCGCCACGTTTATAACTACCCGCTAAATCAATAACGGGGTCTGGGTGATTCGCATCAATCGCTTTAACCAATAATTCACACATATTTAAACCTTTATTTGTCTAATATATAGAATCAGGACATTACAAACAAACCTTATTCCTTTTTGGTATATTTGCGTATTGTTTTTTCATATACTTTGCTGTTGGCCTGAAACCAAACGCTCTTTCAAACTTAGCCAGCTCTTCCAGTGACTTATTTTTATCTAAAATATCGTTATCCTGAGTTTCGTATGACTTATGCTTTACCCAGTGCAAAAGTTTTCTATGATGTATCTTTTTAATCTGTAGCTCAGACTCCATTGATGTATCGCTTATCTCATCCGGCACAAGATAGCACTCTAATTTAATCTCATAAGCATCACCAGGTTTTGGTGAGAGTTCGATATGGTCATCATAAGGAATCAGATATTTTGGTACGCCTGTTTCCTGCCTCCATTCAGGACATAGCCGATCCAGTTCAATGCTATCGACAATAAATAGTCTGGTTGTTTCATTGGCTGCCGTTATAAACGCTTCTTTGATTGTGTAAATGCTATCGTCAATAACATAACTATCAACCCCTGTTAAAGTTGATAGCCGAGTTATTGAGCTTGATCTATCGAATAACAACTTGGAACGAATGCAGGCTTCTTGCTGTGCTTCATTAAGATATTCAAGAAAACTCTCTTCACTAACAAGGTAATCCAGCACAACATCGTCAGTCTGCACCCTAAATAAAGTCTCAAGCTCTTCGGCAGTCATTAAGATACGCCGTATCGGTCAACCAATTGGATTAATTCTACGCGTAAATTCTCTTCTGATTTGCGTTTATTAAGAGACAGGCCAGAAAAATTAGCCTCGGCAAAATCAATAAGACTTTGTTTATCCATCGTCACAATTGAGTCCCTTACATCCTGCATGGGATCATCATCACTATCTGTGCTTTCAGTATCATCATCACTGTTGGTATCTTCAATATCATCAGCACTGTTGGTATCTTCAATATCATCAGCACTTCCGGCACTCTCAGTATCTTCGATATACTGATCTTTATGCCTTAAGAGCTTTGCAGCAAGTTTATTATCAACATCAACAGATTCGCCTTTGGTGAACTCAATCTTAGAACCATACATTCCTTCAACGTATGTTTCACGCTTACCAATATATTTAATTTTTTTCATAGGAAATAAATAGGGCAGTTATTAGCCGCCCGTATTTTTTAAGGGTTTGCGGATGGTAGACCAGTCCAGACACCATTAACGATCACATCAACATGACCTGCAGAAGCATGATTAGCTCCAGCAATAGTTAAGGTGATATAGGCATCTTTAGGCAGAATAACAGGCTTAACAGTGTTGTTGTTAGCTCGCGTTCTCCCCTGGGCATTAGTCGCTAATGCCGCATTGAAATAATCATCGTCCTGTGGAACATCAGCATCATCAACGCCATCGACATACTTAAAGCCAACTTTAGCTGTGGTTGCTGCTGTAAATGCATCAGAGACAACAGCCAATGAATCATGAATATCAAGGCCCGCTGGCAATACACCAATATTAACCACATCACCAACAACAACCGCTGTCGCCTGGTCTGACTCAACAAGGACACCTGATGTATTGGTTTCAAAGGTAAACTTATCCACCCAGGCATTACCCCACGGAGTTCCCCCAAATTGGCGCAACTTGGTTACGCCTGTTTTACTTACTGTTGCCATTATTAAACTCCTGCAATTTTGACTGCACTATCTATAGCTATGATTCCATTGTCGGTAAACTGCTCACTTGTGCCGTGGTCAATTAAGAATCTGATTTTAGACATACCGTTAATCATTCCGATTAGCACCTCTAAT